GTACTCTTACAAACGTAACACCAACAACATCAGGAACTACAGCGTTGACTGACTTTGCAGATCTTACATTTACATCTGCAACAATCACTGCTCGTGGTGCGTTGATTTATAACGATACTGCATCTAACGATGCAAGTGTGGTTGTTCTTGATTTTGGCTCTAACAAATCATCAACCTCTGGGGACTTTCAGATTGTGTTCCCAACGCCTGACGCAAGTAACGCAATCATCCGTATTGCATAACAATTAAGTTTGGAGTGCCGCTATGGTAAAACTGGTCAATCGTGCCAAGATGACAACCGCCACTACGGGTACTGGCACACTCACATTGGGTTCAGCGGTTGACGGTTTCCAAACTTTTACCGCAGCAGGGGTATCTAACGGAGATACTGTTAGATACTGTATAGAAGATGGTACAAGTAATTTTGAGCTAGGTTCAGGTGTTTTTACTGCTTCAGGGACAACTCTCACTAGGGTCGTCTCTGAAAGTAGCAACAGTGGCAATGCGATAAATCTATCTGGAGATGCCATTGTATTTATTACAGCGATAGCTGCGGATATACAGCCAACAACTTTTACGACTACAGTCTTTACCGCAACAGCTAACCAGACAACCTTTTCAGTGTCCTATACGGTGAACTTTGTAGAAGTATTTTTAAATGGATCTAAACTTTCAGCAGCAGATTTCACCGCCACAAATGGTAGTTCAATTGTCCTTGCCTCTGGCGCAACAGTGGGGGACACCCTCGATGTTGTTGCATATGGAACACAAACCATAGCAAATGTTTATACGCAATCTCAATCCGATGCTCGATATCTACAGCTTACAGGCGGAACGCTCACAGGCGATCTTACTGGCACAACAAGCACGTTCAGTGGCGATGTAACGATTGCCGATAAGATTGTTCACAGTGGCGATACAAACACAGCAATACGTTTCCCTGCGGTTGATACTGTTACTATAGAGACAGATGGCAGCGAAAGACTTCGTGTTGACAATGGTGGAAATATTAAAATTCCAGATAGCGGTAAAGCCGTTTTTGGTGCAGGTGATGATTTACAGATTTTTCACGATGGTAATAACAGCTTTATTAATAACACCGTAGCAGGCGCTCTTTCCATCAAGTCTGACGACATCAATCTTATGAGTTCTGGCTCAGAAAATATGGCGACGTTTGTAGAAGATGGCGCAGTAACTCTTTACCACAATAACGCAGCTAAATTAGCCACATCAGCCACAGGGGTAACTGTCACTGGCAGTGTAGGCTTTGCTAATTGGACAATAACCGAAACTGGTGGAAGTTTATACTTTGCAACAGGTGGTGCAAATAAGATGAAACTAGACGCTTCTGGCAACCTAGATGTTGTCGGTAACGTTAATACAAATGCAACAATCTCCTAGTGAAAGGACACGAAAATGGCGATTAAAGTAGGTGGAACAGACGTAATTACAAATGCGAGACAGCTTAGTAATATTGCTTCTGTAGACAGTACAACTGCGGCTGCAATTACAGCAGCGGGTGTAGGGGGTTCTGATCCTATTACTTATCATACTTTAACTTCTGATGATTTAAGTCCTTCTAGTGTTCGTCATCACATCAGAACTAATTACATATACTTTCAACAAGGCACCAAAATTTATACTTGGCACAGAGCCAATAAAACCGCAGGTAGTGTTACTACCATTACTGGTTTGACACATATGATGTTTATCAGTGATACTCTTGCTGTTGGTTGTTCAAACAGTGGTATGTTTAAAATAACAATAAACGGAGATACTATTACCGCAGGAACGCAGACAAATTTTCCCTCTATAACTAACTATTTTGCTGCTCACTCACAATCAAAAGTTGTTGGTTTAAGTTCAACTCAGGCTGCTATACTTACATCATATAGGGATGGTGATTCTTTTTATTATTGGGCTTTTGCGGCTGTAGACATTTCAGGATCAACGCCAAGTATAGGAACTATGACACTAATATATGCTAGTGGTCGGTATCAAAGCACTACTTGGTTTGGCTCAAGAGTTAGAAACGGAAATCAATTCATTGCCACGGGCCGTCACGGTCATAGTACAGGAGCAAACTTTGGCGGTATATTTCATGTAAGTGGAACAACTATTAATTACACTCAGTTTACTGGTCAAACGGGTTCTCAAAAAGGCCCAGGAGGCACTGACTTTGGTCTACCTTTTCCCTACAATGAGGGGGATGCTTTGTCATGGCTACCTAACCCATCAGCAACTGGATATTATGTTGGGCCTCATAATACTGGCTATCCCAACCTTGCAACAATTGGTTTTGCAAATACCACAAGTGCTACAACTGCTAATAGCTATGCGATGTTATCTCCTAGCGGTGCGCCACAGACTAACAGGAATAATCTGGAGCGTGTAACTCCAATTACGACTACTACTAATAATGGTCAGTACTATGTGCTTCAATATACGGCATACGCTGTAAATGGTAGAACTATTTATCGTGCTTTATACAGAGTTCAAAGCAACTCACTATCCGTAGATAACAACAATATTTTTGCTTCAAGCAACTTCACCACAGATACAAATTCTTCTCTTTATGACATTCCGTCTACTAATACATATTTAAACTTTTATGATGATAGATCCGCTAGCACAGACGCAATGAACCCTAGAGTTAGATTGTTTACAATTAATACTAGCAATCACACACAGACCAGTTCGTTAAAACAAACCTTACCGACTTCTGGAAGTACTCGATCTACTATGTGTACGATACCAACACGGCCTTTATTAAAAAATAATTATCTATATAATTTTGAACAAGATTTTTATGCTAAATCTAATGATTATTATAATACACAAACCCCAGGACGAATTAATGCTTATATACCTTACTCTACCGCAGAAAGTTATGGTGTAGAGTCAGTACGAACAATCGAAGCTAATCTAGCAATTGTTTTTGATCCTAATGGGGCAAAAATAGTAGAAGTCACTGAGTAAGAAAGGTTGATAGATGACTAGAGCAAGAGACTTAGGAGACTTCATAGCAGACGGCGCAGCGGCGGAGCTTGTCGTAGATACAACCACGCTTGTAGTTGATAGCACCAATAATCGAGTCGGCATAGGAACCGCGAGTCCTAGTCAGGCTTTAGATGTTACAGGCACAGCAAAACTTGCAACAGTAGATATTAATGCAGGTGCAATAGATGGCACAGCAATCGGAGCTAATTCTGCTTCTACAGGTGCTTTTAGCACAGGGTCTTTTACAGGTGATGTAAGCATTGCTGATAAAATCATTCACACAGGGGATGTAAACACAGCTATACGCTTTCCTGCTGCGGATACTATCTCGTTTGAAACGTCTGGGTCAGAAAGGTTTAGAGTAGCTTCTTCTGGACAGCTAGGGGTTGGCGGTGCTAACTATGGCACAGCGGGTCAATTATTAACATCAGGTGGTAATGGCGCTGCCCCCACTTGGTCAGATGCACCGTCCAGTGGAGCGTCCACTGCTTTTGTTTACTTTATGAGAGGATAAGAATATGGCAAGTGGAAGATTAGGATCTGCTGTAGTAGGATCTAATAGAACATTAACTATATACGACAATACTAGCGGCTCTTCAGCTTCAATATCATTGATAGCGAGGATGAAAAGTTCAACTTCTAATGGTACATTATCAATATTATTAGAAGCTAGTGCAACTGCACCAGAAACAAGTACTCAAATCAGCACAACAAGTTTTACCAAAGAAGTTTTAAAACTTTTTTATAACTCAGTTGTTCCTGGATCTGTCTCAAGTGTAACCGCTAAATTTGAGTATAGCACTTATGGAAATGCAAATAGAGGTACTATTCTTACAGAATTGCCTGGTGGCGCTACTACAAGCGGTCTTGTTGCCTCTGAACGTATCAATCCTCTTTGGATGACTTCTGATTGGAGCGATTGGGGGGTAGGGCAGTCTCCATCAAACGGTCTTATAGGTTTAACTAGAGGAGATTCGAGTGGATCAGTGCGTTATTTTACTCAAGCTCAAATTGATAGCGCAGGGTTAACTTTTACTAAATCCCAGATTAACGCAAACTCCGTTACAACGCCATCTGGTACATATGACAATGCAACTAGCGCGAGCTATGCAAATCGTTATGGGGCTATTGATATTTATTGCAATTTACAGCCTTATTGGACTGTAAACGGTAGCGCATATCTGGGTGTAGTATTTCTAGATACAAACGGAAACCAAGCTAGAAATCATACAAGATCTAGCAACTCTTTAATGTATCAGCGGATATCAAACAGTGATCCTGGAACAAATGATGGCATAAATAAGATAAGTTGCCATGCGTCAGGTGGTATAGTAATTTATACTCACAATTCTAATCAGACTACTTACATCGTTTGTTACGGAAGAAGCGTAGCAGCAAACTCCGTAATTGAACAAGTAATTGAAGATAATCAATCTTCTTCGGGTTCAGGTTATCCCTTGCATTATAAAACTGAAACAGGGAATGTTAAAAGTTCATCTGGATTCTATACAATAAACTTTTTTGAGTATAATCCCAACACAGAAAAGTCATACGCTTTAATGCACTGGTACGGAAAGAGAAGGTTGTTGGAGTTCGACGTTGCTGCTTGGGAAGCAGCATTGGCAGCGGATACTGGAAGTACGTCAACGTATACTTTTGACCAGACTGTAACATCGGGTCTTATAACTGATATTTCTAGTGGCGCTCCTAGTTTCTTTACAAATGACGGTGTTATTTTGGGTGGGCCGATTGTAAGAACTGCTAAAAGTAAATGGGTAATACCTCTAAGATCTGGCAGTACATATAACATCTATGAAACTACAGATTTCAAAACCTATACACTTTATAGCACTACCTCTGCATATACTGAAACATTAGACAGCGTAACATCAGTTATATCTGATGGTTCAGACACTGACAAAGTTGTAAGCAACTTTGATACATTAAACCAAGCAGGACTACTAGAAGAGAATTTGTCTTTTAATGACTATGAAAGAACAGGTTTAGTTATATCAAATAACGATAGAGTAATTGTTCGCAACAGTGGCACTGAAAACATTTCCTTTAATGTCATGGGATATGAAGGGGCTTAGTAATGGGTAGAACAGTAAAAACAGTTTCGACTGATGGCGGTTCAGGTGGTGGAACCGCAGGTTTATCTAGTGCAGATGTTACAACACTTATTGAAAACAATTCAGAGTTTACGTTAATTAAAACATATCCTATTTCTGCGGATATAAGTCAGTATACAATACCCGCAGCAGACGTAGATCAGTCAAAGTATGATGTTTTTCGTTTTCTATGTAAGGGAAACAAATGGCGAGCAAATGGACAGCCTTATTTTTACTGTGGGGGCAATAACATAGCTACTGTTTCTCGCTATGGAAGTGGTAGAAATACATCTAATGGATCAAATTCATATTTTGGCGCACAGATAAACTCTTCATCCGCCAACTTCATTATGGAACTTACCTTTCGTTGGGTCAACGGTTATTGGCATGCGAACGGATGGGTTGGTACGGCACGACCTGGAGGTTATTACGACGATTTTCGTATTTTTGATTCAATAACCGCAAGTGCATCAGGTGGATCTTACTATACAAATAATGGCGTTAATATGAAAAATTTCAACATTGGGACTGGCTCAGGAATAGGTACTCAGTGGGATAATAAATTTTACCTTTACGGTATGAAGAAAGTGAGTTCGTAATGCCAGAATATAAACAAGTTGGTGCGGAAGTAATTGAGCTTACAGAAGAAGAAATTGCTGAAATGACAACGGCTGCTACTGAAGGACTCAAAAGTGAGAATAGAAATATTCGTAATCAATTACTAGCAGAAAGCGATTGGACGCAAGCAAGTGATAGCCCACTAACAGATGAAGCTAAGACTTCTTGGGCTACATATCGTACAGCATTACGTAATCTCCCAACTAATGAGAACTGGCCTAATCTAGAAGATGCGGATTGGCCTACGAAACCTGAATAAGGATTAGCTAAATGTTTTTTGGCGCAACATCTATAGCTCAAGTACCGATAGGTGATGATGCGTCCGTTACTCGCGTTCTGGCAACAGGCGTTGGTGCAACAGGCACGGTTGGTGTTGTTTCTCTTGTTACAGATAACAACCTTAACGCTACAGGACTTGTAGGTACGGCTGCGGTTGGGTCGGTAGCAGTTGGCGTGGGCGGTGGTACAGTAATCCTAGTTGGTAGTTTAACCGCGACTGGTTCCACAAGTGACGTAACGCCTGTTACGAATGTAGATGTAAGTGTTACAGGGTTAGCGGGAACTGGAGAAGTTACATTGCCGACTGTTACAGGTACGGCTCTAGTAAATCTTCCAACTGTTTCTGCTTTGTCATCCGCGCTTGGCACGGTAAACGTGGTTATCAACGTACAGCCAACGATTACAGGTCTTGCTGCAAGTGCAAACATACATCAAGTTACCGTAATTGGTGATGCGATTGTGCCTGAGACAGGTTTAGCTGCCACTGCAAGTGTCGGTGGAGTAACACAAAGAACAACAGCCGTTATACCTGCTGCATCCCTGTCTGCCACGGGTTCTGTAGGTTCTGTCACGGTTACAGGTGGATCTTCTGTTACAGTCGGAGGACTTGCGGGTAGCGGAGAAGTAGGAACTGTGTTAGTCTGGGGTAGAATAATCCC